GTGGAGCAAACTTTGTTGGTGGAGGTGGTGGTGAAGCAGGAGCCACTGGCGAAGCGGGTGGAGGTGGTGGCGGTGGCTTTACTTATTTTACACCCGCAGGTTATAACTTTGCTGCCGGTGGCCAAGGTGATACTGGTACTGGTGGTCTCGCAGCAGCCGCTGGGGCTAACACCGATGTTGACTATGTTGCTGGAGTAGGAGTGGGTGGAATAGCAACCAACACTACAGCAGCACAAGGTAGTGGCGGTAACGGTTTATTAGTCATTTATTATTAATTAAATTTACTTGAACTTTATATTATGATTCCAAAAGTAATTCATTTCATATTCTTTGGTTTTACCAAATTTGAATACATACATTACCTTGCTGTCAAGAGTGCATTAAAAGTACATCAAGGTTATCACATCAAACTGCACTGTGCAAATCAACCAAAAAACAATCCACTTTGGGACGATATATCTAATAAAGTTGAACTGGTTTATTGTGAACCACCAACACATTTCAATGGCGTAGAACTCACTTCTTTCCAATACAAAGCAGATATCAGACGATTAGAAATTCTAATACGTGAAGGTGGCATCTATATGGACATAGATGTTATCAGCCTAAAACCTTTTGATGATTTGCTCGACAATGAATGTGTCATCGGTATTGAAAGTGGTACAGATAATCTTGAAACTGCTGAAAGTATTTCTAATGCAGTTATACTCACAAAACCAAATCATCCATTTATGATTGATTGGTTATACGAAACTGGAAACAATCTTGTTGATAAACACTGGGCATATCATGGAGTAAATCTACCAGTAGAAATTTTAAAGAAAAAACAATATGATGTTAAACTTCAACCAAGAGAATCATTCATGCCGTTTGGTTGGAGAGACATGTGGATATTTGATTCTGACATGTCGAACATGGAACAACTTAAAAACTCCTACACCATACACATGTGGGAGACTATATGGCAGAACGAACTGGAAAAACTGAATGATAAATATTTCAGATCGAATCTGACTTTATTATCAAATTTGTGTCAAGATTATTATAAGAGGAATATTATGCCTACCAGTAGTGAAAGTGGAAAACAATGGATCGAACATCAACTCAAACACATTGCAAAACGATGTGATGTTAAAAAAATTCTAGACATTGGTGCAGGTGAAGGAACATATTGGAACAAATATCGTTCACTGTTCTCTGCAAATTGGACAGCAGTTGAAGTCTGGAAAGATTATATTGATAGATTTCAATTAGAATCAAAATATGATACAGTCATCAATCAAGATGCAAGACTAATAGAATATCACACAGATCCAAAATACGATATTGTATTTGCCGGAGATGTTCTTGAACACATGACCAAAGAAGAAGCGATCTCTTTGGTAGACAAATTATTAGAAAATGGTAAATGTGTCGTCGTAAGTATTCCCATCATTCATATGCCACAAGGCGAATGGGAAGGTAATCCATATGAGGAACATGTTAAGGATGATTGGAGTGATCAAGAGTTTAGAGAAACATTTGGTGCTCACATATTTAAATCATCAGTCAACAACGAAATTGGTACATACATTCTTACTAAAGATGATCAGTTCGTCAAAGAATATTCAAAACTCAAAGTAGCAGTTTATACCATCTGTAAAAATGAAGAACACTTTGTACAAAGATGGTTAGACAGTAACAAAGATGCTGATTTAAGATTAGTATGTGATACAGGAAGCACAGACAACACAGCTGAATTATTAAGACAAGCAGGTGTTACTGTTGTACCAATCAAAGTATTACCGTGGAGATTTGATACTGCTCGTAATACTGCATTGAATTTATTACCTGCTGATATTGATATTTGCATTTGGCAAGATTTGGATGAAGCATTATTCCCATTATGGAAAGAGGAACTCGAAAAACATTGGCAACCAGATGCGACAATAGCGAATCACAAGTATCGAAACAACGATAAACCGTGGCAATGGCATTCAAAGATTCACGCTCGTCACAATTGTTATTGGACAGGTGCGGTACATGAAACTTTGCATTGGAATATTCCAGAAAAAGAAGTATGGTTACACAATGTTTTTTTAGATGAACAACAAGATGTTGGTAAAGATAGAACTGGATATCTAAAACTTTTGGAAAAGAAAGTCAAAGAAGGTGATAAGAATTGGAGAACATATTACTTCTTAGCCAATGAATATCAAACAAGTGGTGATCTCGACAAAACAATTGAAACAAGAATAAAAAGTTATGAAGCTTGTAAAGACGGTGACATCATTAGTAGTTACATCGCAAGAAATATTGCAATTAATTATGGTTATCAAGAAAAACACCAAGAACTTGAAAAGTGGTTTGAGATTGGTCTGAAACATAGTCCAGAAAGAGAAACACTTTTTAGTTATACTGAATATTTGTATCGCCAATCTAATTGGGAACTATGTTATCTGTATGCTAAAAAATGTATAGAGATGAATTACAGGAGAGATGGATTCACATACGATCCTTCTGCTTGGAGTTATAAAGTATATGACTATGCAGCACTTGCCGCATACAATTTAGGTTTATATGAAGTTGCTAGAAACTATGGAGATGAAGCAGTAAGACTGAATCCGGCAGATGGTAGACTACAACAAAACTTAGATTTTTATAATGCTAAAAGTCCAATACCATTTCCAGATACAATTGAAATAGAAACAAATAGTGATTGTAATAGAACATGTAATGCTTGTTTAAGAAACAGTCATCCCGACAGAGAAAAGGTTCAAAGTTGGTTTGAAAATAAATTTATGCCAATGGAAAAAATTAAATTAATTTTTGACCAGGCTAAACACATGGGTTTCAAAGATTACATTGGATTAAGTCATTTCAATGAACCGTTGTCTGATCCAAGATTATTGGATATTATTTTATTAGCAAAATCTTATCCATTTAAAGGTGTATTTTTTCACAGCAATGGAGATTTATTAACAGAAGAACTTGCGACAAAATTTGATGGTTTAGTTGACTGGATTGTATTCAGTGTTTACGCTAAAAGTCCTGCAAGAGAAAAACGTGAGGAACAAATTAAGAGTTGGTTTAAATATACTGACATTAGATTTACTCCAGGAATATTAGGATTAACTCATCATGGTCCTGATGATGATATGCAAGGTGTTATTGAATCAGTTAAAAATTTACCTTGTCTCGAACCTCGTGATAGATTCATTATAAATCATAAAGGAGAAATGGAATTTTGTTGTGATGATCTTGGTGGCAATTTTGGATTAGGATCAGTAACAGAAGATACCACATTACATGATTTGTGGTATAATGCAAAGTTTCAAAAAATGGCAAGACAGTTAGAAAAATCTGGTGGCAGAATTGGATTACCATACTGTGAATCATGTCCTCGTCCTACTGAAAGAATTATTGAAGCTAAAAATATTAATGTGATTAAATTCTATGAAAAAAGTTAAAACATGTGTATACGCTATTGCGTTAAATGAAATTAAATTTGTCGATCAGTTTATGGATCATTGTCAAGAAGCAGATTTAGTATTAGTCTGTGATACTGGCAGTACAGATGGTACTGTAGAAAGATTAAGAGAACGTGGTGCTGTAGTACATCAAATTATACAAAGACCATGGCGATTTGATGTTCCTAGAAACACTGCACTTAATCTTATACCAGAAGATATCGATATCTGTTTAAGTATTGATTTGGATGAGTTTCTACAACCAGGTTGGTCGAATGCCATCGATAAAGCATGGCAAGAAAATGAAGGCACAATTAAACGTATTAGTTATGATTATATTTGGAACTGGAAAGAGAATGGTGATCCAGATGTAAGATTCTTTGCAGATAAAATACATCATCGTCGTGATTATCGTTGGCGTCATCCGTGTCATGAAACACTTTATTACGAAGGTGAAGGTGATGAAAAAAGAGTTGTTCTTCCAGATGTGATTCTTCATCATCGAGCAGACGTTACAAAAAGCAGATCACAGTATTTACCATTATTGGAACTTGCAGTTAAAGAAGATCCTACTAATGATAGAATGAGTCATTATTATGGAAGAGAGTTAATGTTTCATGGAGAATGGCAAAAGTCTATTGATGAACTCAAACGTCATTTGGGTTTACCAAACGCATGGTGGAATGAAGAAAGGTGTGCAAGTTGGAGATTTATTTCACGTTGTCAAAGATCATTGAACCAAAAACACGACAGTCAAAAATCGGCAGTTATGGCAGTTTTGGAATGTGATAACGCTAGGGAACCATGGTTGGAGTTGGCAAGAGCCGCATATGCAAATCAAGATTGGTACACATGTTATTATGGAAGTACAAAATGTCTTTCAATTACACATCAAGCGAGAACATATATGTATGATGGGGCATGTTGGGGATGGGAACCGTATGATTTGGCAGCACTTTCTGCATATAATTTGGGACTTTATGATGAAGCAGAAAAACATGGACAAGAGGCGGTCAAACACAATCCAGACGATGAAAGACTTAAAAACAATTTGGTATTCTATGTTGATAAAAACATAAATAGTAGGAGTTCAATCCCACAGACATAAAAACCATGGCAAAACCAACAACAAGAACAGAATTTAAAGACTACTGCCTACGCAAATTAGGTTGGCCAGTCCTACAAATTAACGTTGATGATGACCAAGTGGAAGACCGTATTGATGAAGCACTTCAATTCTGGTACGACTATCACTATGATGGCACAGAAAAGATGTTTCTTAAACATCGTATCACACAACAAGACATTGATCGTGGATGGATTTACTGTCCAGACTCAATTATATTTGTAACTGGAATATTTCCTTTTGATGAATCTAATTCATCGATTAATATGTTCGACTTGCGTTATCAATTACGTCTGCACGATTTATATGACTTCACATCGGTATCATATGTGTCATATGAAATTACGATGCAACATCTACGTACATTGAACCTGTTGTTCTCTGGTACACCACAATTTAGATTTCATCGTCACCAAAACAAACTACATTTAGACATTGACTGGACAAGAGATTTGGATCCAGGTCAATATGTTGTTGCTGAATGTTATCGTCGTTTACAACCAGAGTCAATCACAATTACTGGTACAGTTGCTGGTAACACAACTTCAAATACTATTATTGGTACTGGTACAATTTTTGATCAGGAGTTAGCTGAAAAAGACTTTATTCAAATTGATGGTACTGCAAAACAAATTAAAAAGATTATTTCTCCAACAGAGATCATTTTAGACGGTCCTCATTCATCAAATGCATCTGGTATTACAGTTACGAAAGAAGGTAATACAGATGTGTGGAATGATCGTTTCTTAAAGAAATATGCCACTGCAAAAATTAAACAACAGTGGGGAACCAACATGAAGAAGTTTGAAGGTATTCAAATGCCAGGTGGTGTCACATTGAATGGTCAGAAAATTTATGATGAGGCTATTGAAGAAATTGAAAAACTAGAAGAAGATTTAATTAATACAAATGTATTGCCTGGCGACATGTTTATGGGTTAAAAATTCATGTCAACAAATTTTTATTTCAATAATTTTCCAAAAGATCATATAACCGAAGAACAACTTCTTGTTGAAGATTTGGTTATTGAAGCAATGCAAATTTATGGTATGGATGTTTGGTATCTTCCTCGTACTAGTAGAGATTCTGTCGATAAAATATATGGTGAGGATACTTTAAAACAATACATTAAAGCATACCAATTAGAAATGTATCTTGAAAACACTACAGCAATGTCTGGTGATCAAGATTTCATGTCGAAATTTGGTTTAGAAATTCGTGATGAAATAGGGATGCTAGTTTCTCGTAAACGATTCAAGTATGCCACAAGAGCACAAAATATTGTTCGTCCACGTGAAGGTGATTTAATATACATTCCATTACTTACTGGTTTTTTTGAAATTACATTTGTTGAACATGAAAATGATCAAGCGATGTTTTATACATTAGGTCGTGGTCGTGGTGGCAATGTTTATGTTTATGCACTTAAATTGAAACAATTTGTGTTCTCTGATGAAATTATATCAACAGGTATTACAGAGATAGATGAACAAATAAGAGACTCTTATCGTAGAACTAATTTACCTTTTGCAGAAACAGGAAACGGTTTAACTTATGTGTTAGATGAGATTGTATATCAAGGAACTAATTTAGCAAATGCTACTGCACAAGCTATAGTTCATTCAGTAAATTATACTGGTAATAATTATATTCAGGTTTATCGTGTTCAAGGAACTTTTGCAAATAACGTAGTTATTAAAGGTAACACAAGTAACGCACAATTTAATATGACTGGATCCTATGATAGTATGACACCATTTGATGATACAGGATTGCAAGATGCAATAGACAATAATGCGATTGAAGGTGAAGGATTTGACTTCATCGATTTTACAGAAACTAATCCATTTGGTGAACCATAATGTTAGGTAACGAACACTTTTACAATAGAACAATTCGCAAGATGGTCATTGCTATGGGCACTGTACTCAACGACATCGAATTAGTTCGTTACACTAAAGATGGTAATACTGCAAAAGAAAAGTTTAAAGTTCCTTTATCTTACGGAGCTAAAGAAAAATACTATGTGAGATTAACAACTGATCCCGATCTTGTTCGTTCATTAAATATAGTTGTTCCACGTATATCATTTGAATTAACTGGTATGACGTATGATTCATCACGTAAGATGTTATCTACGATGACAAACAGTGCTATTAAAGATGGAACTACATCTTATCGTCAATATGCTCCAGTACCTTATGATTTTAATTTTTCAGCGTCGGTATATGTTCGTAATACAGAAGATGGAACACAAATTATAGAACAGATTGTTCCATTTTTTACTCCAGATTTTACCATTACTGCAAATCTAATTCCCAATATTGGATTAAAATATGATATTCCCATCATATTAAATTCTGTAACAAATCAAGTTGACTATGAAGGAGATTTCATGTCAACACGTTTGATTATTTGGAATTTAGAATTTACTTTAAAAGGATATCTATTTCCTCCAGTTAAAAGTTCTAAAATTATTCGTAGTGCTAATACTACAATTCTTAATATTAGTTCAAATACAAATAGTGAAAGATATGCAACAGTATTGGTTGAACCAGATCCATATAATGCTGAACCGGATGATGAATATGGATTTGCAGAAACAATAATTGAATGGCCAAATCATTAATGAACAAGACAAATGAAAAACTTTCTGAAGTATTTGATTTGGAACCAATAGTTCCAGAAGATACTGTTCAAGATTTAGTACCCATAAATAACTCTGTTGCCACGGACGATGCTGATTTTGCTCGTTCTAATATTAAAAATCTTATTAATAGTGGCAGTTCTGCGTTAAACAATCTTTTAGTGGTTGCAAAAGACTCTCAACAGCCTCGTGCATATGAAGTTGCGGCAACTCTGATAAAGAATCTTTCAGATTTAAATAAAGATTTGATGGAGATTGAAAAACGTAAACAAGATTTAACTGGTGAATCTACTAAGCAATCCAAGAATATCAATGTGGATAAAGCAGTATTTGTAGGTTCAACAACCGAATTAGTAAAATTTTTAAAAAATAATAAACAGGAATAAACATGGAAACATTAGTTCAACAACTACGTGTCATTCTAGGTACAAACTTCAGTCTATACTTTAAGGCACATTCATTTCACTGGAACGTTGAGGGTTCTAACTTCAATGATTACCATGCGTTTTTAGGAACACTTTATAATGCAGTCTGGTTAAACACAGATTTGATTGCAGAAAAACTACGAATGTTGGGAGTATATGCGCCACCTTCACTTGGTAGATTGTTAGAATACTCTGATGTAAGTAGTGATGCAATTACTATTCCAGATGCACGTATGATGTTTATGGAATTGAAGATTGACAATGATAGAATGATTACAAATCTTCGTGCAGGTATTGATGCAGCAGATGAAGCGAATGAACCAGCAATTGGAAACTTCTTACAGGACTTATTAGATCAGCATCAAAAACATGCATGGATGTTAAGTAGTTTACTTAAATAATGGATGACGGTTACTTAGGTAATGCTCGCCTTAAAAAGGCGGGAGTGCAAATATCATATACAGAAGAACAGGTTGAGGAGATACTTAAATGTTCTCAAGACCCCGTTTATTTTATTAGAAACTATGTTAAGATTGTCAACGTAGATCATGGTCTAGTACCATTTGATATGTGGAATTTTCAGGAAGATATGGTTCGTGACTTCCATGAGAATCGATTTGTTATTGCAAAGATGCCACGACAGGTCGGTAAAACTACAACGACAGTCGGTTACATGTTATGGTGTGCATTGTTCAATGAAGAATTTGTTACAGGTATTCTTGCCAACAAACTTCAACTTGCCCAGGATATCTTGGGTAAGATACAAAAAGCATATGAATATCTTCCCATCTGGTTACAACAAGGTATCATAAACTGGAACAAACGTTCAATTGAATTGGAGAATGGTTCCAAGATTTATGCGTATGCAACATCGGCTGCAGGTGTTCGAGGTGGTACTTACAATCTAATCTTCCTTGACGAGTTTGCATTCGTTCCTCATAACATGGCAGTTGAGTTCTTTACATCAACATATCCTGTTATCTCATCTGGTAAAACATCTAAAGTAATTATCGTTTCTACTCCTAATGGTTTAAATCTATTCTACAAGATGTGGAAAGATGCAACTGAAGGACGTTCATTATATAAACCAATTGAAGTACACTGGTCACAAGTACCCGGTCGTGATGCTGCATGGAAAGAAGAAACGGTTCGTAATACATCGGAAGAACAGTTCCGACAAGAATTTGAGACAGAGTTTATTGGTTCATCTGCAACTCTAATTTCTGGTTCTAAACTTAAAACACTGGCATATTCTAATCCAATTGAGTCTGAAGATGGTCTTGATATCTTTATTAGACCACAATCTGGAAGAATGTATATTGCCACAGTCGATCCATCAGAAGGGGTTGAACATGATTATTCAACCATTAATGTAATCGACGTAACGGAAGCACCATATGTACAAGTCGCACGATATCGCAGTAACAAAATACCACTACTCTTTTTACCAACTGTCATCTACTCGTTGGCGAAGAAATATAATGAGGCTTATGTACTTATAGAAACAAACAGTATTGGTAAACAAGTTGTGGATATTATGCATTATGATTTGGAGTATGAGTACATTTATAAGGTAGAACACCACAACATTAAAGGACAAAGTGTTTCTGGTGGATTCAAACGATCTGCATCTTTTGGTGTACGCACTACAAAATCAGTCAAAAAAATTGGTTGTGCGAACTTAAAAACTTTGGTTGAAAATGATAAGTTAATTATTAATGACTTTGAAACAATCGCAGAATTAAATACTTTTTCTCGTTATTTGGACTCATATAAAGCAGAAGAAGGTAATAATGATGATTTGGTGATGGGATTGGTATTATTCTCATGGTTATCGGCACAGTCTTATTTCCGTGACACTACTAATATTGACATACGAAAAATGATGTTGCAGGAAAATAATATGCTTGTGGATGAAGATTTGGCACCAGTAGGGATCATAGACAACGGTCTCCAACCTGAGACTTATGATGATGGAAAAGACACATGGTTGTACACGGATTTTGAGAAACTTGGTTATCCGGCGTCAAGTTTATAAAAAACTAAATAGACCATACAGAAAAATTTGATCCCTCAACTAAAGGAGAAATCCAATGGCATTTCG